CGAAACCGCCTTATCAGGGCGGTTCTTGTGACGCTTTTTAAATTGTCTGAGTGCTTCCCTGCGTGCTCTCATTGCCTGAGGTTTGAGAGTGCGCTTCTGCTCCTTCTTGGAGTGATGTTGCCAGTTTGGAGTTGTCATGGCTATACTCTGCGAGAGAACCCTTTTATTTTATCAAATTTTATCACATTGTCAAACTTGTCATGTAGGTCGGACTTGTGAGAGATGACAAAGATGTTTGCACCCTTGATAACATACCTGATAATTTTGAGAAATTCTTCAGTTCCAAATCCATCAAGAGAGGAATCAAATACTTCATCCATAATTAGGAGATTGGTATTAACCGAGTTCTTGACTCTTGCAACTTCTCTCCATGTGAACAGAAGTGCTAGATCAATTCTCATCTTTTCACCTTCACTGAAAGAAGAATATGAAAAGTCTTCATGGATTGGTGACTTCACAGTCTCATTAAATTCTCCATCCAAATTAAAGTTGATGTAGAAATCCATCATCTGAAGATATCGATTCACTTGTTGATTGATGAAAGGAAGATACTTTTTAATGATCTTCGTCTTTACACCATCATCTTTAAGAAGTGAATATGCAAAATCATAATTCAACATCTCTGTCCTTTTTTCGGACAAGCTATCAATTGTATTTTGGAGAATTACTTTAAACTCTGCTAACTTCTCATGCTCAGTATTTCTGTTTGCAACTTGCTCGGTAATTCTTTGAACTTCCGATTCCAAATCTCTGATCTGTCGTTGACATCCAGATATTCGAGTATTGTTTTTAGAAATGTCATTATTGAGTTTAGTAATCTCCTTAGATAGTGAATTGAATTGACGCTCTCTTTCTTGTTCGAACTTTATTGTTTTTTCAAGTTCTTCATAACCATCCTTAAGTTCCTTTGCCGTATTTTGAGCGTCACTAATTCTATTTAACCTAAACTCCTCCTCTATGTTCTGCCCACAGGTAGGGCATTCCGTATTTTCCGTAAAAAACTTATGTTCTTTGGTAATTGTGCTTACTTTTTGGGACAACTTACCTCTCAGGTTATTGAGTTTTACTAACTTATCCCCAGCACCCGTAACACTTTCTTGTTCTTTGATGTATCCAAAAATACTCTCCTCAAGAGAAGAGTTCTCCTTCATATAAGCAACTATCTCTTTATCAAGAGTAGTAATTTTTTTATTATTGGCATTGATATTCGCATTTCCCCTCTCCTCAAGTTCATTGATAAAGTTCTCCTGCATCTCAATCTTATCTTTGACATTTTCCTTTTTAAGGTCCAAAGATTTAGATTGCTCTTTCATGACTCTAATCTTATCTTTGATTAGATTGTTCATGGCAGAAAAGATACGAATATCCAGCAGGTCTTCGATGACTTCACGACGATTAGCAGTCGTCAATTGCATGAAGGGAACGAAGGTGCTACTACCCAGAATCACAATCTGGGTGAAAGATTTATAATTTACCTTGAGAATATTTTCTTCAAGAATACGTTGATTAGCGCGATCATCTGCTTCTTTATGCAGAGGATTGCCATTTACTTCAATATCAAACACATTTGGTTTGATTCCACGACGAACCAAATAGTCACGACTATTGACAGAAAACTCAATCTCTACCAAACACTCTCTTTCATTCGTGGTGTTAATTAACTGAGGTTTATTAATTTTACGAAAAGGTTTATTGAACAGCACAAAAGTGAGTGCATCCAACATGGAACTCTTACCCGCACCATTTGTTCCAATGATGAGGTTTGTATTATGCTCTTGAAAATCAATCTCAGTCCAACTATTTCCAGTGCTCAGGAAGTTCTTGTATTTGATCTTTTTAAAAGTTATCATTTTTAGGTGGAATCACAATGTCATCAGAAGTAATCACAGTGTATTTGTAACTGTGCATCTTACAAGTTTTTATAGCAAGTTCATCATCAACCTCAACCACATCCATGGATTGATCTTCTTGATCCTCAAGCATCATAGCATATCGGATAGCATCATCCTCCTCCTCAAATAGAAAAAGAACCTTATCGCCATACTTATCTTGAACAGCATAAGCACCCTCGTCTTTGTTTTCTTTGAGAGTGAGGAGATACATTTTATTCTACTTCGCAGGCTTGTTTGTAAAGATCTTGAAAAATGTTTTTGATGATGCTCTTATCATACTGCGTTTCAGATTCGTCAATATATCGATTTAGGATTGAAAGAGTATTCTCTTCCTCTCCTATTTCAAAATCTTCATTCTCTTGGAGATCAAAGTTTTCAATAATCTTCAGATCTTGAACTCCGACAGAGTATAACTTATCAATAAACTTTTCAAAGTCTTTGGGTTTTGACTTTTTGCGAACGATTACTTTTACAATTTTGTTTTCGTATTCTGTCGCATTGAAGAGTTTGTGACTGGTATCCTCATAATAGATGTTATAGAATAATTTATAAGGATTATTAACTGGAGTATGAGTGAGGGTATCCGTATCAAAGATATGAAATCCACGGGTATCATTCACATCATTCCAGAACATCTCATAAGGATTGCCTAAGTAGAAGACTCGTCCGTTGTCGCTCCGTGTATGGTAGTGTCCTGAAAACACTTTGTCGAACTTCTCAAATACGTCGCACGCCATACCTTCTTCCATGACGTGTCCGCGATGCGCTCTAAATCCGTTGAGCTCAAGGTGCCCCATCGCACATATGCTATCAGAAACTTTGATAGCGTTGACAGAATCCTGATAGTTTTCCGCATTGATCCAAGGAATAAACAATACCTTTAAATTATCTATGACGACTTCTTCAATTTTATTGTAAGTTTTTATGTTTTTATAAGTTTGAAGAAGAAGACCTGGCGAATTCACATTGTTAGTATTTTTATAATAACAATCGTGATTACCAACAATCATATGAACATCATACTTCTTGAGTCTATCAAACACGACTCTCTTTGCCCATTCTAGACTTTGATAATCAATCGACTTGCGACTATCAAAAGCATCACCCATGTGAATAACAGTAGTGATTCCCTCTTTCTCTAGAGTGGGAAAGAAAACATCATCATAGAACTTTTCAAAGTAATCATGAAGATGTTTAGAACCTTTACGAGCACCATAGTGAGTATCAGTGATAATTGCTACTTTCATTCTGCGTGATGTGCCTTAAGGTCAGGATTAGGTTGAGAAGGAACGGTAGGATTACGATCTAAGTTTTTGATGACAATAAATGCATCTTTGTTATACTTACGAGTCCCTTTAACCGGTGCCCACTTTGTTCCAGCACCCTCAATCCCATAGACTGAAGTGCCACCAATTTCCACAGCGATATTATCGCCATCTTGCCATCCCAGATTCTCCAGAGCAGTGGCAAGTTCTTTTGTCAGTTTCATCGGTTTCTATACTGAATGTTATCTTTAATGGTGTTATAGTCAGCATTATTACCTGCAAGTTCGTTGCTGTCAATAACCATGACCTCATCAAATCCTGTGCGTTCAATGATTTTAGTTTTGATCTCTAACTGCTTTTTCTCTTTCTGAATTCTTCTCAAGAAAGCATAGTGAATAATCTGAGTAAAGTAAGCAAAAGGATTTTGTGACTTCTCTGGGTTGAAGTTGTGAATGTATTGAACGCAATTTTCAATGCCATCAGAAATCATGTCCTCACGGAACATGTAGTTGACAAAGTTCGGTTTATAAGAAAGGTGGGTTGCAATCTTCAGGAAACACTCTCCGAGATAATCTGGAATCCTGGGTTTACCTTCCCATGCTCCAGACTTCGGAGGTTCTTTATCGTATTTCTTGATAAATTTTTCCCGTGCAACATTTACCTTCTCACGATAAACAATCATTGCCTCTAGCAATTCTCTATTGTTTACATAATGTTCTGTCTTCTTTTTAGGCATAGCATTGAATTTCCCGCCCTAATTAATAATGTTAATATTATAGCACACTTTGAGGGCTTGACAAGTTGGTTAATTCTATGTAGACTAGGTTTGTCGCCGTTAGAGATGAGATATAGCTAGCTATTCAGGAGATTGATTCTCTTGTATTTCTTTATTGAAAATATCTTCTAATTCCTTTCTTGCTTTTTCAACAGAAGCAACATATCCCATCTTACTAGATGGTTTGGTATTTAATTCGTTTGGATTCCTAAACTCCATATCTTCTTCTTCGGATTCTTCAATATAGTTATTGTAGATTTCAATCAGTCGATGATCATTGCTTTCAGTCATTGTAATAATTTTATCAGATCTGATGATAAAGAAATCATCTTCTGTTAGGTCCATCCATGGTTTTATTTTAATGTGCATTCCAGCTCTGTGATGGATTAATTTCATGATAATTGGATTCTGGAGAATCAAAAGAGGGTCTCCATCGTTTTCATCGACTGAAACGAGAGAGAAGACTTCTTCTCCTGATACTAGTTTTATGATTGAATAGAATTCTTCACCCATTAGTTTTTTAGCGGTATGTTTACAATGTCGTAATTGAAATTTTCTTCGTTATAAATTTTGATTCTTTCAATTAAGTGATTTAGTGTGTAATTTTTTCTAGATTTGTAACTGATGTCATCAGCAATGTCATATAAAGTTGCTTTTGTCTTTTTGTCCCCTTTCCTAAGGACTCTTCCTATTGACTGTAAATTTCTAATTCTTGACTTAGATGGAGAAGCAAAAATAACGTTATGAAGGTTTTTAATGTTAATTCCTGTGGAGAAAGTTCCATAAGATGCTACAATGATCGCATTGTTTTCTTTCTCAGTAATTTCTCTAACTTTCTCTCTGTCCTCGGTGTCTACGCCACCATGAACAAAAAAGACATGACGGTTTTCAATCTGATTACTATTATTTATTAATTCGTATAGTGGTTGTCCATGCCCTTCAACTCTTGCAAAAAGAATCAAAGTGTTTCCTTTTAGATCAAGTGCTAGATTTTTGATGAATTTATTTCTTCGCTGATGACCTATGATGTATTTAACTTCATCCTCATAAGTTTCAAATTTATTCGGTAAGTGCTTCAGTAGAATCACATTAATATCCAGTTTAGCCAAGTGACCCTTACTCATCAATTCATCTGTCTTGATAATTTTGTAAGAAGGACCAAACAGTCCCTCAAGAACCCATTTATGAGTTTGTGATCCATCAAGAGTTCCGGTAAATCCAAATCGATACTTGGCATTTGCAAGTTTTGTCATTATAGATATTAATGACTTAGATTTGAATTGATGTGCCTCGTCTCCGATTACGACATTAAATCTAGAAAAGTATTGAGTTGGAAGTTTGTAGATAGACTGCCAAGTCGTTATAATAACCTGGGAATCTGTCTCCCTTTCTTTTCCGGCATAGACTTTGTGACAGTATGAACCCACATTCCATCCGTAGTCTTCAAAGTCTTTATACATCTGCTCTACTAGCGAAGTCGTCGGAACAACTATCAGAATATTTTGTTGCTTCTCAACGTAATATCTCACAAGAGAATATATCATCAAAGACTTTCCAGAAGCAGTTGGAGATATCAGCAGTTTTCTATTATGTCTTAGGGCGTCGTATACCCCATCAATTTGATAATCTCTAGGTTTGTGTCTTGATATTGCCGTTACATAATCCTTGACACCTTCTTTTGATATGCCATCATTGACTTCAAATGGCAATCCGTAATATTTGTTATTTTTGAATTCGTAAGTATATTCGTGATCTTTACAGAACTGAACGATTCTGTCTAATAGTCCAATATAAATTTCTTTTGTTTGAACATTAAATAAACGAATTTTTCCGTCCCAGTATCTCTTCTTGTAGGACGGAGAAAACTGTGCTCCTGGCACTTCAAAAGTAAATTGATCTGCTAATTCATAATGAACATGAATCTCAGATTCAATATGAAGATAAACTTCATTCTTCTTTGATATAATCAAATGTGACATACATCTAGATCAATATCAAATATTTAGCAATGTTTAACCAAATCCAGTTTGGAACTTATGCCACTCAATTGCATTTTTAATTTGGAAAGTTCTGTTAGAAATTGTCTTAATAATCTCTTCTAAAAACTTAAGTGTGGTATCGTAATATCTAATTTTTAGATCCAACTTAGTCAGTTTTTCATCTGCTTCAATATAACGTTGAATCGCATCTTTCTCTCTCACTTTGTAGGGAAATGGTTCTTCGGCATATACCTCAGCTGGTGCTTTTCCAGTGTAATAATTATATCTTTCCAACTTCACTTTGTTGTAAGAGTCTCGTGCTCTTTCTCTCAACAAGGTGATAGTATTGTAGATGGTGTAGTATTTGCAATGTAATTGTGGAATCTTCAAACTTTCATCATGAAGATTATCCGGGTCAATGACGGAATCATTTTCCCACATTGATTGAATTTTATCAAGATCCATAATAAAAAGTCAAATAATCAGAGAGGTGTTCTTCCGTCTGTCCCTAGTATATCATAAATTGTGTATTTGAACGTAACGTCTGCCGTAAAATAATTGATGTCAGTGTCAGATGCGTCAAATTCCAGAGATGAAAGAGCAACTGGAAACAAATCCCTAAACTTTACAATAGCAACGTCTCTAAAATTACTGTTCAATATATGAAGACTTGCATCGCTAAATTGCTGATCGAGAGCACCTTCACCTGAAATCTCATCCGTTGTTAAAGTTTTGAATTGTTGAGTTGTCTCCGGAAACCCAAGACCAGTTAACCAATTATGTATTTTCATATAATTCTCAAGATTTTCATCAACTAAGAATCTGAGAGAAAAATCTCCATAAGTTAATTTTTCTCCAGGAATATCAATGTCCTTGAGATATGATGGTTGAACAGTATTTCCCAATGTTATTTCGGGTATTCTAGCAGAATTGCAGAAAAAAGAAACCTTTGGTTCTTTTGCCAAAGTAAATTTGAATCCAACAGGTGCTAGAAAATTCCTGTTCTGTATTTGATTATCAAATGCTGTTGCCATTCTTATCCTCCGTTTCCTCCCCCACCATTACCACCGCCATTGCCGCCACCATTACCATTGCCGCCATTCCCACTGCCACCATTTCCATTACCATTCCCACCGTTCCCATTTTTGTTAGAATCTCCGTCACTGTCATCATTATCTCTCGCTAAGTATCCTCTACCACCAATATGATATCCTTTGGGAATTTTTTTACACTTTTTATCAGTGTAGCAATAGTATTGTCCTGGAGGACATCTTTTTGCAGATGCCTCAGAAATAAACTCACTAAAATTTTTCATCAGTCAATGATGATTGAATACCATTGCTCACTCATGCCCATAATAATACTATTTGCAGATTCTTCATCTTCTGCATAACCCTCATCAATCAAATGTTTAATGAGTTTAGCGTGACGATCCAGTGCTTCTTTGTGCTCTCTAGGGGTCGATTTCATTTCAGGAATGCTTTTATTTGTATTTAGACAAAAAAAGACCCCCTTGCGGGGGTCTGTGTTGAACCTTGTAAATCCGATGGATCACATGAGGTTGGTAACTTTAACGCGACGATAATACTTGTTAGAGTTACGGGCGATAACACCAGGGTTATCGAGGGAAGCGCCACGGGCGAAGGGATTAGCGACCATGCCGTAGCGAGTCTTGAATCCGATCTTGGGCTGGAAGGTGTTCTCACCAACGGCACGAACCATTTGGAGAGGAACATAAGGACAGTAGAAGAGTCCAGCGTCATAAGGTGAAGAACCCTTATAACCCATGACGTAATACTGGTTAGCAGCAACGTTGGCAGCATATGGGTCAATGTAGACGCGATACTTGCCTTGGAGAACACCAGCGAAGGTGTTACCAGTGTCATCAACGTTAAGACCAGCGTTGAGTGCAGGGGTGTAATCAAGAACACCTGCCATGGTGAGTGCAGAAGCAACGTCAGCAGAGCAGAGGATCATGTTACCCTTTCCTCTACGAGTCTGCTGGGCGATAGCGTTAGCATCTCTTTCCATCTGGAAGATGAGACCCTTGAACTTCTCAACAGACCAGCGACCGTTGGAGTCAACGTCCAGGTCGAAAGTACCACCGGTAGCAACGTTAGCCTGAGCACCAGGAACAGCAACGTTATAGATGGTTCTGATGACTTCGCGGTTGATTTCAGCGAGGATTTCAGTTGACAGGATGTTTGCCAACTCAGCCTCAGCATTCAGACCGTGGATTGCTTTCAGGTCTTGTGCCAGTTCCAAGGAGTACTCTGCTTTCAGAGCGCGGCTCTTAGCAGTAACGGTGACCTTCTCGATCGAGAAAGCCATTTCGTTGAACTCATTGCTCGTGCCATCACCAAGTGCTTCAGCATTGGCGGTGGTCATGCCGTTACCTACGTTGTAGGTGGTGGCATCGCCACTAGCAGGGAAAGTACCGTCAAGAGCACCAGGGTTAGTTCCCTGTTGATTGGTAGTACCCAAACCAACGGCAGCCTGAGTCATTCCACCGGTCAGGTCGAAGTTGTTATTCTGACCAGAGAATGCGGTATCTGCTTCGTTGTAGAATGCCTCTTCGCCGCTCTGAGTAGCGTAGCGAGAGCGCATTGCGAAAATGAGTCCGGTAGGACCATTCATTGGTTGAACGCCAGCCAGGTCATAGGCGACCAGGTTAGGCATGGAGCGTCTGATCAGGGAGATCAGAACGGGATCAAAGTTAGAGATGCTAGAACCAGTAGAGTTGGTTGGAGCAGCTTCTCCGAGGAACTCTTGCTCCTCTTTGATCATTTTTTCTTGGTTCTCCAGAAGAACGGAGGTTACCATTCTCTTATGAGGATCTTTGATTTCTCCAAGACCATCATGGTTAAGAATAGGTGCCCACTTCTCCTGCAGTTGTTCGGCATTGAACATTTGCATTTGAATTTTACCTCTTAAAATTTTTTGTTTTGTTTGTCGTTAATAATTTAAAAACTCACTTTTTCGAAACTCTATTCAGAGTCTGAAGATATGACTCCATCAAACCAGATACTTCTGGTTGATTTCCGACTTGTGTACCTTCAGAAATATTTTCTGAATGGTTCCTTTGTGTGCTGGAGTTAGCAGAGAAATAAGAATCTCTCAGAGTTTCCAGTTTTTCACGATAGTTAGATTCACTTTCAAACTCAACATTTTCAGCAAGAGAAGCGAGTTTTTCCTTTTGGGAGAGAGCGAGACCCTCTGAAACATCCGCCAGGATTACATCGGCAACCGATTCTGACAATCTTTTATTTAAAGCAACGTTCTTGTTGATTTGCTCATTGAGTTTATCTTCCATCTCATCAAGTTTTTCTACCATGCTATGGATGACATCATATTTTTCTTCAGGGATAGTTACATAATGATCTTCAAAAAGACTTCTCATTCCGGTAAGGAATGATTCGGTCATTTCAGTTTTGAGTCCGTGCTCAACGGCGAGTTGATTTTCAGACATCCACTCGTCAGCAACATACTCAAGATAAGAGTCGGTGCGCTCAGACAATTCTGCCTTGACCGCAGCAATTTCTTCGACGAGAGCCTGTTCATATTCAGACTTCATCTCTTCTTTGATTTCTGCAACCTTAGTTCTAATCGCAGTCTCGAAAATGGTGCGTGCTTTCTCTTGGAATTCTTCGGAGAGTTCTTCACCAGAAATCAGAGCATTGATATCTTCTTCGACATCAATAACTTGCTCTTCCTCGGTGACGACTTCTTCCGATTCTTCGGTAGTTTCGGCAACAACTTCTTCCTCAGTGGTTTCTTCTTCAGAAACTACTTCCTCTTCGGTTGTTTCCTCTTCGGATACAATTTCTTGATCCTCTTCTACTTCAACCTCAGCTTCTTCTTCCTTCATGCCCTTGGCAGTTTCCGCAGGTTTTGCACCTTTGTTAACAACATCTCTAACTTGCTTGAGAGTCGCGCCAGGCGTCTTCAACTTGTTAGAATCGTCATCAGGCTTAGAGTTTTCTGGGGTTGGCCCGCCAAGATCCTCATAAGTTGGAGGTGTACCACCTGTTGTCAACTTAGGCATTGGATCTCCAGGCGCAGCGTTTTTAGTTACTACGTTTTCCATTTCTTGTAAATTGCTACCAACGGACATTTGATTAGACATGATTGTATTAATCTATATTTATTTATAATTTAAAGATTTGAGAGGAAATTATTCCATAAGTGGAGTTTATGCTCCTCAAGTGCTTTTTGATCAACAAGAGTGTTAATTCTCTTCTGAGTCTTCTCTGCGAGTTGTTCGCGAAGGATTCCACCATCCCAAACCCACTCTTTTCCTTCCATGATTCCTGATACAAAAGCATCGGGAGCAGAAGGATCGGCAACGATATCAGCAGCAGTTGCTAACATGAAGTCTTCACCAACAACTTTAACTCCATTACTATCTTCTTTGATAGAACCAATACCACGAGACGAGACGCCGAGCATTACACCTTCATCAAGAAGTGACTTCGCAATCTTACCCATTGGGGTATCAAGAAGTTGTGCCTTGCCTCTGAAATTATTTCCTTCCTGAACCAGAGAAACAATTTTATGAGAAACACGATCGAGATTTACGGTAGGTCCATCAGGATGACCGAGTTCTCCAAGAGCACGACCTTTTGCAGTGAAGTTTTCATTGTATCTTTCAACTTCTTTTGCAAGAGTTGTGACAGGATACATTCTTCCATTACGGTTCTTGATTTCACCTTGAAGGAAAGTTCCTTCAATATACATTTTTTTATTAGAACCTTTTCCTTCGGTGATAAATTTTACACTCGAAATTTCTTCCGTGATTAACTTCATCATGCTACTCCAGTAATTTGAACTTGTTGAACATATGCTGCTGAAGCAGTTCCTTTTGCTGCCACCTGGAAGACATCTCTCAGTTCACCTTCACCATCAGTGATTGGTCCTACTTCACTAGTATCATGGGCAAGAGTAAGTCTTGTGCTGAAATATCCAGCATCTCCATTAGAATTTCTACTGAAAGAACCATTAAGAACTGAAAGAACAGTAAGTCCAATTCCAGAAGTGCCGCCATTAGCACCTGCAGGAACAATTCCGGTCAACTGAACTTTATCTCCAACTTCGAAAGGACTTCCACTTCCTCCGGGGAAATCAATTGTAGTTGTTGTTCCTGTTGTGACACCAACAACTTTTTGTGACTTTGGTCTGCCAACACTTAATGTTACTGTTGTTCCAGATGGGACAAAGTAATCAGAATTTGCGGCAGTGGGATCAATTCCAACTGCTACATGTGCATCTCCACCGACTACATGTATTCTTACAGTATCGGTAAAATGAGTCATGATACCAGATGTGGCCGATGCTGTAGCAACGGCAAAAGATACCCCGCTTCCTACCGGTTTATGTGCCATTATTCTTGATCCTCAGATGATGATTGGTCTTCAGGTTCTACTTCATCAAACATGGAAGAAGCAACAGTTGGTTTTAAATTATCAATTCTTTCAGAAGCTTTAGCATACAAAATGTCTTTGATTTTGTCGCTCACTTCTGTTGCTGATGAATCAACAGCAATCAAATCTACAAGTTCTTCCATAAAATTTAATATAAGTCCTATTCTTTATTTATATCTCAGCCTTTTTGGTATCCTTTTGCACTTGTGCATCGGTTATTCCACCATCAATTTCTGGCTCCATGGGAACATCACCCATCATTCCCATATCTCCACCTTCACCCTCTGCTGGTAAAGGTTCTCCGGTAATCGGATCAACTGCATTGGGATCTGGAATAATTCCTGCTTCAATTTCTTGTTGAATTTGTTCGTCAATTTCAATGATCTCCGCATCAGTTTGACGGAGAATTTTTTTACGAACATACTCAGAGGAATAGTATTTCCCGATATAAGGTTCAATGGTTGCAAGCGTTCCCAGACGCTCATTCATCATTTCAGTCTCTTTTAATTCTGCAAACTGATTATCATATAAGAAATCATATTGAATATGATCTCTAATTTCTTCCCAGTCTTCTGGTGTGATAATGTTTTTTAGAACCAGTTGAGTCTTCAACATGTCATTAAACATGTTTGCAAAACGCTTTCTCAAACGACCAACAAACTTAGAAAACTTAAGTTCGTCTCTCAGGATCTCGGAAGAACGACCAAGATTGAAACCACCATCAGCAGCAATTCTAGATTCGGGAACACCAAGTGCCCTATAGAGTTTTTTCTGGAAATATTCGATGTCTGAGAGTTCTCCCAGATTCTGTCCACCGGGCAGGGTAGTGATCTCAGTTCCGCGACCACCTTCTCTACGAGG